TTAAAAAATCATAGAATGGACTTTGATTTACTGCTAATAATCCTACTCCTGAGTTTTTATTTAGTGTTGCTTGTTGATTAGCTAATGCTTTTTTATATTCATTTTGAAAATCTACTTTAAATTTATCAGCACTCTTACCAAAAAATTTAGCTGCAACACTATCAAATCTATTAGATGCTACATTTTCAACTAATTTAACATCTTCTGCTACATCGTAATATGTATTACCATCATCTGGTCTACCTTCTGGTGTTTCTAATGATTTAAAATATCCACTATCTTCTAAAAAATTATATTCAGGTGTACCTTTAACTAATACTGCATTTGGATTGTATGCTCTTTTATGTTGTATATAAAAGTCTCTAGCTCTAGGCATACCAAATTTATCTGTGCCTTCAATCCAACTAGATCTTCTTTTAGTATTAGCAGCATTTGCAAATGGAGTTAATATTTCTCCTAATACTCTTGCTGTAAAAGGTCCTTTGCCTCCTAATACTCTTTCAACAGAAGTTTTACCACTTATAGCATCATTTACATTTACACCTGAATCTACAAGATCTACAATGTTTTTAGCTGTGGCTCTATCTAATTGAGTTTGTGACATACCTAAATCAGATGCCATTCCAACAGTAGATGTATCAGGTCCTAATGTTAAATCACGTACACTTTGTTCTTCATTATCCTGAGATGAATAATCGTTATTTTGATTAAAAGATGAAGTAGAAACTCTAGTATCAGCATATGTGCTTATACCTTTTTCTTTTGATACAGCAGCTTCCATTCCAGAAACTTGCATATCATTAGATCCATCGTTACCAGATCCTCCTCCTCCTCCTGACATATTTACTCCTTATAATATTGCTAAAACAATAATGATTACAGCTATAACTGCACATGTTGTTTTATGTTCTTTTACTATATGTGGTATATGATCTTTTAATTTCATTATAATAATCCTCCTAATAATCCGAAACCTGCACCTATTGCAGCTCCCATTGGTCCAGTTGCTCCTAACATAGGAGCTAAACTTGCACCTGTTAATGCTCCACCAGCAGCCATTGTAACTGGATTAGCTCTAGGTTGTGTTTGTGTACCTACTGTTTGAGGTAAACCAAAAGCTATTGGTGAAACTGTTTGTTGATATTGTTGTAATGCAGCAAATGGAGCTAGTTGTCTTTCTGCTTGTATATCTTCTAAAGCTCCTCCTACAGCTGTTAAACTTGGTACAGATCTTGCTGTTTGTAATTGTCTATTTCTTTCTCTTTCTAATTGACTAAATGCAAGTGGTAATGCTCTATCTGCAACTTGTGAAATAACAGCAGATTGTGCTCCCATACTTGTTGGAGTTCTACCTGCACCACTAAACTCTGCTGCAACATTTGTATAGATATCTTTACCAGCTTGTGCAATCAAAGGAGATAAGAAAGGATTGGTAAACTTACCTTGTATAGTATCCATAAGTTGTTGATTAGCAGCTTTAGCCATAGTTTCTTGTGCGGCTAAACCTTGAATAGTTTGTGTGCTTGGTGCTACATAGCCAGTACCTGCTGCTCCTTGACCATATATAGTACCAGCTTCAGATATAATCTGATTCAAAGCTGGTGTTGATGGTGCGTAAGGTTCTACTCTATTTATTGTAGTAGATGTTCCTCCACCACCTCCTCCTCCAAATGACATATTATTTTTTCTCCTTATTGTGTTTTTCTAATAATACATGACTTTCTTTAAAACCAAAGGGTTTAAGTACACGTTTCCATCCTGGTCTCGCTACTAACTCTAATAAATCGCAGTTGTTTTGCCATGCAAAATCTTCTATTTGTTTTATTAGATGTTGCCATTTTTCACGATGATTACCAGTCATGATTTTAATATTTAAACATCGTTGTAATGGTCTTTGTATTATTTCTGTAACTACTACTCCATAATACTTTTTATCTTGTGAATCCCAAAGAATCCATAATTGCATCTTATTTTGTAAAATCCATTCTTTTATATGATCTGATGTACAATATTGATTTCTAGATAATGCATCTGCAATATTAGCAGACACCATACCCCAAGCATCATTAACATTTTCTGTTGGTATTCTAACCAGTTCGATCACGTTATTTCTAAATAAGATACTACAATGTGCAACTGATTACCAGCTGACGCTTGTGCTTTAAGTTCCTGTCCTGCTTGTATTACTAATGGTTGTGTAAGTAATTCTTTTGTTTGATTAGCAGATAAGCTTTCACTTTTAAACAAACTAAAAATGTTAGCAGATTCAACTAATGTAATATCTATAGTTGGTGTGGCACCTGTATCTTCAGATATTAATATTGATTTTATAATACAAGTAGATCCAGTGGGTACATTAAGTAACACCACTAGACCTGTTGACGTTAAATCTGCTTTTACATTTTTGTATGTATTAGCCATTAGTTTTTTATTATTCTTCTATTGGTGGTGTATAACCAGTCAATGCTGTTGCTTCAGCTTGTGTTAATCCCAAGTCTAAAAGTTTTTTATTACCATTAGCTTGGTCTGTTTCATTTTGGTTTTTTTCTGCTAATTCTGTTTCGTCTTTTTCTGCAACTTTAACGTCTTGTGCTTGAACTTGTGAAACTTCATCAGCAGTTAATTCAACCTCTAAACCATTAGGATTTTCTGGATTAAATATTACTTTTTTCATTTATATATTCTCCTTATTCATTATGAGTTCTTTAAGCCATAAACATAGATATGGTCTGCACTAACATTATAACTTGAATTATGACCTTTAAAAGTTAGTCCACTTATTGCATTAGTGTTGTTTTCATATTGTGCAACACCTTGAACTAAATACCAATAAGAACCCATAAAAGACATTCCTGAATAATGTACTGGTTTGTATCTATTCGTATTTAATGGGTCAAAGATTGTTATTTCAGAACTGAGTCTTCTACTTGCTGTATCATCTTGCCAACCAATTCTAAATTGACTATCGTTTATTGAGTGAGATGTAGATGAACTTGGTGTATTTCCTGTAGTCAAATCATTATAAGCTGCCAAATACTGATAATCACTAGATGTTGCAGCTGAACCACCTTGATTTACTTGCACTTGAAATTTATTACCATCAGCAGTAGCATTTATTAAGTATATTTTATAAACATCATAATCACTTGTAAAATATCCATCTACTGAAAATGATTGTACTTCACTTGTTTGTGTAAGACTTGCAAGTCTAACAAAGTCAGAAGATACTGTTCCCCATTCTGGGTGATTAGTTCCTTGTTTTAAAACATTACCAGATGTACCTTTAGCTAGTCTTTGTAATCCACTTCCATCTCTGTAAAGCATATCACCTTGTGTTGTTAATGTAGTACCTACATCTGTACCATCTGTTCCTTTAGCTGCTAATTTTGTCCAATAGGTAGCATTGGAAGTAGCATTGCCTGTTGAAGCTAGTATACAAATGAATGTTTCATCCCCATGAGTGACGATATCATCAACTACATAAGCAGTAGCACCATTATAGGCACCTCTGAATACTGGCTTAATTCTACCTAAATTTACTGTTGCCATTTATATTTTCTCCTTTGTTGTTAGACTGTCACTAACAGTTCACCATCTGAGTTCACTGAGAATGTAAGTCCTTTTTTACTAAAAAAGCTCTCATCAAATAAATCTGTCTGAGAACTATCGTTTGTAGCTACTGATATATTATCAGAGCCATTTGTTTTTGTAAGAATAAGATCCTCTTTCTGACTACCAGTACCATTAGTTTTTTTAAAACCATATAGGTCTGTATTACCTAATGATTCCTGTGTAGAAGTAGCAATTTCTGCTAATTCGATCTTACCACTGCTGATCATGTCAGCTAAGTCTCTTGCTCTTGTCATATTATGTTACCAAAGCGTCTGCTTCAGCTTCAGTTAATGGCTCACCAGCAATTAATTTAGCTTTAGCACTTGCTCTATTTGTTTTAACTTGTTCAAGTCTATCTTTTTCAGCTTGTATTGCGTCATAGTAAGATTGTGGAAAGTCAAATGAACCATCTGCTTTTTGTTCCATGTGAGCTTCAACATTATCTGCTATTTCAACAAAACCATCTTCAAAGTTAGGTTGTACTTGAACAACTATATTATTTTCTATTTTTCCATATTTCATATTGTATTACTCCTTATGCTACTTTCCAAAGCATTACACTATTTGGATGTCCACTCTGTACTGTTGTTTGGTTATTTGAATCTTCAATGTAATATTGAAGTTCTACATTTTTTTGTGCTGATATAGTAAATTTACCATTCATAAAACTTGGACAAGAAGATGCATCATTTGGACTACCCCAAGAATGTCCACCACTACCCATTAATAAATCTGCACCATCTGTTGTATTTCTTAATCTAGCATTGTAGCCATTAGTTCTATAAGCCATAAAAAATGATTGTGAAATGTAAGTTCCAGCAGGAATTGTCATAACACCACTACTTAAACTTGCACCAGATACTTCGTTAGTTCTTACAGTAGTTAAACCAAGTTTTGTCCAAGAGTTAGTAGTGTTTGTTGCAAAAGTTCCTTCAGTACAATGAAACAATTTAGTTCCATAAGTATCGTCTGCTGTTCCAAACTCTAAAGCCGTTGCACCAGAATTTACTTTTACTACCTGTCCTGCTGTTCCGATTGATAATCCACTATTCCAAATTCCTCCAGAACCAGCAGAAAATGTATTCCAATGAGCTGTGCTTGTAGGTAAATTACCTGTTGTTGATGTTTTTGCTATGTATGCTGACCCATTATAGTAGACAACATCATTAGCAACGTAGGCAGTTCCACCTGCATAATCACCCTTATGAGTGAATGAAAGTTTGCCTATATCTATTGTAGCCATATTTTTTTCCTCCTATTATATGGTTGCTATTAAGCTGCCATTTGAAAGTGAGAATGTAAAACCACTCGCACTAAATAAAACATCATCAAACGCAGCATATTGAGTATTTGTGATGTTGTCTTGACCTTGATTGGTCGTTGTTACTTGTAAATTGTTATTAAAAGGTGCTGGTGTATTTGCTTGTCCTCCCATTCCTGAATGCGATGTACAATAATAATACAATGTTGGAGCACCAGTTGCAACTACTATAGTTAGTTTGTTGTTTCCTGAGTCTCTTGTTACTCCAGTAGTGTATTCAGATCCACCACCATGCGATCCATCTGATGTTGTAGAAAACGCAAATGGATGTGATGAAGGGTATGTAAATACATAAGTGTTTCCTTCAATAAGTTCTAAAGTTGGTTGAGCAGCACCCATAATATGAAATCTATTAGCTCCTGCATATGATGCAGAAGTTACTGTATAAGCTACAGTTGATGCCACAAATGACATATTAAAGCCATAAACTTCTGCTGAAGATGCATTACCAAATTCTAATGCAGATCCACCAGCATTGACTTTCATTACCTGTCCTGCTGAACCTAATGATCCTAATCCTGTACCACCATCAGATACTCCTAAGATACCACCAAATCCTGGTACATCAGCGTATTCTAATGCTGAACCACCACTATTTACTCTAAGAACCTGATTAGCAGATCCTAAAGATGTAAGTCCAGTACCACCTTTTGTAGTAGGTACAGTTGGTAAACGATCTGATCCTAGTGTTCCTGATGTAATGTTTGCTGCATTTATTGCTGCAACATTAAATGTTCCAAATCCTACTAAATCTAAAATATCACCAGCAGCTGCACCAGATGCTAGAACAACAGAGTTACCTGATGTTACTGTAACGTCAGTTCCATTAACAAGCTTAACACCATTAAGATAACAATCAATAAATGGTGAATCATAACTAAGTGTATTTCCTGCTGAATCAGCTCCTGAAAATGTAGTTTGACCACCAGTAGCTGTGTATTGGAATCTAGCAGAAGTACCATTTACAGATGATCCTGCATTTGCCCAACCAGATGATTTATAAACTTTTAATTCATTAGCTGTCGTATCGAAATAAAGGTCACCCACATCCAACGAACTGGTCGGAGCCGATGATGCTATTCTATATCTTTCAGCAAATGAGTTTACACCTGATAGGTTGTTAGATACATTTGTTACATGACCACTAGCTTCTGCTGATGCAAGAGCTGATAATCCTGATATTCCTGCAAGTGTAGCAATATTATTTGTAGGACTGATTTGTCCAGCTACTGTATTAATATTTGTAGTGTTTGCTCCAGCATTAGATATGTTAGTTGCATTGGCAGCAACAATCGATACTTCAGATGCTTTTGGAACTAATCTTACAAATGTGTAAGTGTTTAATGTAGTTGTAGTTTCAACTAATAATCCAAATCCTGCTGCAAATGTAACTGTGTTTCCACAACCATTTAAGGTAACTGTAGAGTTTCCAACTGTTCCATTAGCTATAGTAATTACTCCAGAGCTGTTGGAAGTTATCCCAGTGGATAATGCTGTAATACTAACAATAGTACCTGCTCCATTGTTTACATCTGGATTAGCATTAGGAAAACTTGTTTCGTTTGCTATTGGTACAAATCCACCTACATCATCAACTAGATCTATAATTCTGTTTGATACAGCAGCAGTTGTTGCTACTTTAGTATCTGAATTACTCCAAGCATCTCCTGATGCTATTGTTTCTGTAGAGTCTTGTCTAAAATATCTAGCGTCAGAAGCAGATGTTGTAAATACAGTTACATCATCAGGTGTGCTACCTGATTGTGATGAAGCATCTACTAATAAACCTGAAGATAAATTTGCTCCTGTAATAATACCAGTTGGTATTGAGTTATTTGTTTTTGATAAAATACCTACATAAATAACTAAAGTTTCATTTTGTAAAGATCCTGAATCCCAAGTTACGTTTACTGTTGTATTTGTAGAAAATGATGAACTAGCTATTGTTCCAACTATTGTTCCTGTAGATGATCCTACAGCTTTTACCCTTCTACCAGCATGATAGAATGATGTTACGTTAGCTCCAGCAACTGTAAATGCTGTTCCACTAACATACGCAAAAGTATGTGCTCCATCACCATCACCATAAATTACCCATTGAGAGTCATTATAAAACTCTCTAATATCAGCTGTAATAGCTCTGAAGGCATTGTTTATGTTAGAAGGTAACATACCTTCAGCTATATTAACACCTCCTACTGAGCTGTTATTACTAGCTGTTGTACTATAATCTTTTATTCCTGCCATTTTTCTCCTAACTCATGAACCAAGCAAAAGCTTTGTCATTTTCTGTATTATTTTTATTAATTAATTCGTTCACACTTTGTTCTAATTGTCTTTGAAAAAATTCTTGTGACTCAAACGAATATCGTACGTTATCTATATCATTAGTATCACTCATCTTATTCCTGCTTTACTTAATACAAAATCTACTCCTTGTGCATGAGTAAATGTTGTTTTTGATGGTATTTTAACATTAGCTCTAATGTATCTTCCAGACTTTCTAACTGGATTCATACCACTACTATTTTGTGTTACTGATGTAGATTCAGATTCATTATCAGCAACTCTTTCTCTAGTCTTTACTGTTAATGTAGATACTGCATCTACGATTGGTCTTACTCCTGTTATGTTAGCTCTAAGTCCTGCAAAAGGTTCAAGTTCTGCTGTTTCTACTTCACATTCATTAGAGTTTCCAGAAAATATAGCTGCTTTATAATTTTCATCTATAGCTCCTAAAAACATTTGACCACCATTCCAAAAGTCTGTGTCAAGAGCTGCATTAATATTTTCTAAGTTTTCAGATATAATATCCATTAACTCTACTGTAAAAGCTCCAACAAATTGTGGAAAAATTACACTTGTATTAGCTTCTGCTAATGACCATTTTTTAGTAGCATAATTATATATAATAATTCTATCACATAATCCTGATGCATTAGGTGATGTATTGACACTTGGATATGCCCATAATGCTAACTGATTAAATGGGTCAACAGCTGCTTTAATTTTATCTGTATATGCTTTGTTAAGATCTAAATCAAAAAATCTATTTACTTTTTCTGCACCAATAGGTGATATTGTATCTCCTGATAATTGATAGAATCCATCATCAGAATAAAAGAATACATTTCTATTATCTTGACAAACTGTTTGTCCATAAACAGCTCCTCTATTTGGTGATATAACTGATAATCTAAATACTACAGATCCACCAACAAAGTCCATACGAATGATTTGATTTTGTCTAAATACATATCCTATCTCACCAGATGTAATATGTACTATTCTACCACCTGATCCAGGTAAGTCTTGAAAGTCTGCTTGTTTACCTTGCCATGTAGTAAGATCATTAATACCTGACCATTGTATTCTATTTGTTTTTGTAGGTTGATTACCTGTTACAAAAAAATCTCGAATAACTCCTGAAACTCTAAATGTAGGTAATGATCCTGCTGTAACTATAGAACTAAGATTAGCAAAGTTTGTAGATGTACCCATTAAATAATATTGTGGTGCATCAACTCCATTACTAGCAATTACATAGTTACCAAATTGTGTAAATGTAATAAAATCTGTATTTGTACCAGTAAGTCCTGATTTTCTAGATGTAAATGTTCCTGTAGCTAACTGATATATATTTGTATTTGTTGCTACAAAATTAAAAATATTATTTGAGTTATCTCTAAATGAACCTGCACCTCTAGCATTTGCACCTATATTATTTGTAGTATAGTCAACTAAAGATGGAAATCTTTTATATGTATTTAATGTATGATATACATTTGTAGCTACATTAGCACCTGGTTTTAAATGTTCAGGTTGATCAGGTAGCCATTCTCCAAAAGGTACTTGCATTATCTATTCCTATAAAATGATAAATCTGTTTGTACATCTGTTCTTTGTGTAACAGGTGCACCTCCATATGTATCATGTCTATCATTATTCTCACATCTTTCTAATGCAGTAGAATACATCTGTAACCATTGTGATAGTTGTGTTTGATCTATTCCACCAAGAAAGTTAGCTGCATGATACAAAGATCCATATAAATATATTGCTGGATGTTTTGCTAAGATATAATTTGATGTATTAGAATCACTAAGCTCTGATATAGCTTTATAGTATGATAACTTCCCAGTATAAGAAATATCAGGAGCAGGACCAAATCTGAATTTTTCAACTTCATTGTCGCTCTCTATAGTATAACATCTTGGTCTACCAGTTCTTGATCCACCTTTTATTTCAAACATATTATGTGGTGTAATATATTCTAATGGATATTTAGTTGATGATGATAATATATAAAATGATCTTACAGCTAAAAAACCTGTAGGAACATTTACTTGTTCAGCATTAATGGTAACATCATCTTGTTGTTCCATTTGTCTAATTCTTAACTTAGCATTAAAGTCAGCTTCTGTTAGTTTAATAAAATCATCTTGTATCTCAGTAGTGAGATCTGATCTATTTAAGAAGTTTGCAATAGATGCTTTTAATTCTGAATATGTTGATAATGCCATTATAAATTCCCACTAGCTGTTCTAAAATATCTAAACTCATTACTATTAAGTTTAGTTCTCATAATTTTTCTTTGTATTTCTTTTGGTAATGCAAACCAGTTGTTGCTACCATTATATTCTTTTGCCCAGATCTGTAGCACTAATGGTGGTACACTAGCTACTCTTTTCATTTCTCTAGCTTTA